ATGATTGTAGGCACAGCAGCCCGAAACTTTTGGTTGAATTATTCAGCCGATTCGAGCGAAGCCATGATATCAACTACATTTGTCCGAGGATATTTACAAAGCGCACGTGCAATGCAAGGATTTAATCAAGCATTTGGTCGAAATAGCCCAACAGTAGGGCCAATTCCCGACTGGATTCGATTTGGATTAAATCGTGGTCTTGTAAGCGGACCAATCCGCGCTCAACAACCACCGCGCAAGTTGGCTGATAATGGCAATACCTTGATGCTGTGATCTTATGGACGCAATCGCGCCCATCGACAAAGAACAAAACGAAAGAATCGTTTGGTGTGAGCGCTTGCTATACCTCATTGTTCTCTTGCAGTTTCCGCAGCTCGCGAGCCTCGCGATTTAACCGAGCACATTTAGCACACGTACGCGGCAAACGTCCACCTTTCCGCGTCCATGATGTTCGCCACACTTCAGTATGGCATTGAGGACATTTGAATTGAACCACTACATTCACCACACACATGCCACTTTCGTCCACCATAACCGCCTTCGTTCGAACCAGTTGCCATCATCATCCACTCTCCATCAAGACGTTCATCCTGATTGGCAGTAACCCATGAGACATCAAAACATATTTTGCACACATTAGCGAATCTCATTCTGATTCCTCCCCAAAATGCTTTTTCAATTTAGGTAAACAATCCCCACATACGAGGTGAATATCTCCCCAAGGGTTGCCATACATGTGACAGTTGGTCGTTGTTTTACACATGCAGCACTTATTCATTCAATCCACCCCTTGTCGATGGCATCTGCCAACTTTCCGGTATCTCTGTAGAGTTGATTTAATCCAACAATAACCTTCTCCGCTGGAGCAATGCTGTTGAAGTTGGGGAATAATGCGCGCATTAACTCCACCATGTCAAGAATACGGTCTTCAAGGTCTTCAATCGCGGCCATCCTAATACTCATCAATACCACTCCGGGTATGCGCCATGCTCTTTCAAGTAGGCATCAGCAGCCTTAGCCATTTTCAATCTGTTCTCATCGAGCATGAGCAACTGTGAGCGCACCCACATGGAGAAATTATCCATGTCGGCTGCAAGTTGCCATGTTTCGTCGCATAATGATATCACTTTAGTTTTCATCAATCTATCCGAGGGCCGTTGTAGATATATATCTATTGTTAAAATTAGTGGAGGCGAAGCCGTAACTGTGTCTTAGTGTCCTGTTTCTGTGTCAAGCGATAGCCTATCAGCCCCGGTAATCTGGCTCGCATTGAAAAAACCGCGCGCGTACGCGGATAAGAAGCCACCGGAACTCGCTTCGCTCGCGGAGATGGGCTGCAGTTCTTTACGTCGAACGCGTTATTTTCACTTTTTGCACTAAATGTTTTTTTTACATTTAACGCAGTAATGCGTTTATTTTTGCCAGGTCTCAAGTTACAGTTTAGTTTATACACTTAATTGAACCAACGACGTTTATGGCTAAAGCATCCAGAGACCTAATTCTACGCGACCGACTACAATTTGACGTAAACGGCAGCGGTAATACCGACCTTGTTTATGGACGAGTGGACCTATCCGACTTTGTTAATATCGTTAAAAAAGAAGGCATGGCTATTAAAGAGATTCGATATCACATCCGCGCTCCAAGCAAACCCAACGGAGTTATGCAGCCAACACTTACAGAAACAGCCGGTGTTTTACCAATTAACGCCAGTATCAAAGTGTTCGCTACTACTACAGCATATGAGAATGCTGCGGACGTTGGACTTGCTTCACCGGACGTTATCAACCTCCTTGAGATGACAACCGATCTTATTCCTAATGCCGGCGGAACTCAACCTGTAGCAGTTGAAAACCAGTGGACTCACTACGGAACGCCTGACCTTCATCCTGAGGGCTATAACGTAGTCTCTGACCTACTTATTGGCGTTGCAGCTTCATTCGTAGGAGAACATGCAGGTTCAACTCTTGAAATCGACGTTATGGTTATTGGCGAACCTGTTAAGTTGAACGAAGCCGACATGACTGAAATGCTCACACAGCAGCAAGACTTGTGAGGTGGCTTCGTTGCCATATGATAAGAACGGCAAGTTCTACACTACACGTCTTGAAGACGATTTGAAAGGACCTGATGCGGAGAAGCGTTTAGGCGAGCGCGTACGTAACGCTCGCAAGTTTGCTAAGTTGGGTGCTAAGGCCGGTTCAGTTGTTCCGCTCGGTGGCACTGCAGTAGGTGGCGCTTTGGGTGCAGTTGGTGGTTTTATCCTCGGAGACCAAACAACAGTGTTCCCCGTTGATATGATTGCGATTCCTGCCTATCAGGCATTCATGATTCAAGGCGCACCTGCCTTTCAAATCTACATCAAAGAAGGTGAAGTTTTGACTCAAGTTATACCTACTGATGCTATGGAGGCAAGTGAAGCCGTTGGAGCTCGCGAAGGTGCTGCTCGCAGTTCATCGAAAAAGCCCCGTAAAAAGTCAAAATATCACACCGCGTACGGCAAGCACTTCAAAGAATTAGAGTCAAAGTATAAATTAAAGTCCGGTGCATGGGCTAAGAATGGTTTCAAGCGTTGCCAAAAGGCAGCACACGCAGCAACGAAAAAGGAGATGAAGTGACATGGCCGTTCATGATATCAGAGAAAGTATTGAAAACAGTCTAATCGTTTCGAGCAGTGACTTAACCATCGTTCAAAAAAAGGTAGAGTTGAAGCGTGGCATGAGGCATGAAGTCTTAGCATGTGACATATTTCAGGATGCTGTTTTATCTACAGACTCACCGTACGCGTACGTAGAGTTCTTTGTCACTCCTTATCCAGTCATTTATTCAAACATGGATATTGCGCCATTCGTTGCGAACCGTGGTCCTGTTGCAGCATCTGACAGTGTGCTCTTCAAGGCAAACATGGACGTTCAAAGGAATAATGAAGGCAACTTTACTTTTAACGCAATCAATCAATTCCCTTCTCCTCAAATAAGTGCAGGACCATCATTCTCATTCTATACGCCGTTTGTTTATTTTACAGCATTCTTACATGGTGACTTTGGTTCTCAATATGAAGACATGGCGTTTTCATTCTTATTGCGTGTTAATTCGTCGAAAGCGACCACCACTTCATACGGCTTGGGTCTTTTACGTGAACGTAGCGTTGCTCAAGGCATCAATTTAATGAATCAAGGTCGAATCATACCAAAGGCTGCTAATGTCGGTCAAGTATTTCCTGCATGGAAATACGGTGGTATTCGGCCTGAACGCATGATTGTAGGCACAGCAGCCCGAAACTTTTGGTTGAATTATTCAGCCGATTCGAGCGAA